TGAAAATGCCACCTAAAATTCCACCACCACTAATATAGCTTAGAAGCTGCTTTAAAAAACCTGGTTTCTGTTCTTCAGGGACAAAATAACCACTATTTTGTTCGTCAATTGTCTGGGCATCTATGAGATCATAATTATAGGGTTGGTCTATTGTTGTTATCCCCCCTGACATACCCTTATTAAGTCTTGCACCTATTCTAGGATTATTTGCTAAGGCTATTAAAAATTCTTCTTGTGTCATTATCTTCTTCCGTCCGCTTGCGCGTCTAATCTTAATGTTCCATATCGCCAAGTTTCTCCTGTAGAATCATTAGCAATATTAAGTGAAACCAATCTTCCTCTGGCTCGAGTATCTACCTTATCAGTAGTTGAGGTAACTGTAAAGGGTCCTAATGGAGAACTTACAGCCGTCGTATCTGGATAAGAACTAATAAACAAAGTAATCTTAGCATTTCCTGTTAAGAGCTTAAAATCAGGTAAAAATCTTCTAACCGACATAAAATATTCACCATCCCCTCTATAATCAACTACACCAGTAGCTTGACCTAAAGCTGTTTTTCTTGTGGTAATATCATAATCTCCAGATCTAATAAAAGCATTAATAGAAGTAGTTCCTGCGCTATTAACTTGATCAGTTCCCTCTTCTTGAGAATAATACATGGTCGCTCCATACTTATTAGTAATTCCTAATATAGATGGAAATACAGGGGTTGCCGTTGAAGTATAGTCAGTTGCGTATGGATTACTAAACACATTTGCATCAATCCAAGTTGTTCTATCTAAAGAACTTGTTGTCCATACTTCCTCTCCGTAATTATATGTAACACATCTATCAATTTGTTCACTACCATCTTTAGGGTAGAAAAAATTTATTTCGTTGTATAAATTATTATGACCAGCGGCTACTAATCTGTTAGAAGCGTAATTAATTCCTAAATTATTTCCATTACTATTGAATACAAAATCTTCTACTAAGCATGGAAGATATTTAACGGTACCGTCGTATTTAAAAAATCCACCAGCATCACCCATCCAATATACAGCTCCATCCGCTGCAACAGCTGCATGTTGCCCGATGCAACCACAATTGGTGCCTGCTAATTTAATACTAAATGTAAAAGGTGGGCCTACAAACTGTGCTACATAAGCTGCGGTATCTGTTAAAATTAAAAGATAATCTTTACCTGTAACTGCTGCTCGAATCTCATTTCCATTATCTAATCTAAAAGTACCTGCAGTATTTGTTGCTGTGGGAGTATAAGTATTTAAATCTTCTTGATCCGAGAATCTAATAAACATTGGATCTTGAGTTGCGGTATCTCCAATAGTAGTTTCTGTGCCTAAATGAAATAAATGTCTATCTCTATCAGACACAATAGTCATTATAGATGCCGTAGGGTTATTGGTAGTTTGATAATTGGTTGTGGTTGTAGAAGCTCTAACAGCTCTTGGACTCGTCGCACCCGCATCCCACGTGTAAGTTTTTCCGTTAAATATTGTGGCAACTAAAACTTGACCATAGTTATCTAGACTCCAGTTTCCTGGATCCAGAACCACGGAACTTGTTGTTCTTGCCGTTCCCCATGTAGAACCTCCCCATAAAGCTGTACCCCAACCATAACCTAATGTTTGAGTAGTAGGTCCTACTGTAACATAAGGAGTAAGAGTAGCTGCACCTACAGCACTCATCCCTGCTCCAGTTTCATTACTTGATGCTTGTACTTCTAGCCAATCGCCTCCAGAATCTACGGCTATAATTTCGTAAGTTTTTTCTAAATCAGATGCAGTATAAGCAGAAGCACCTGTAACTGTCACAGCTGTAACGACAATATATTCTCCTTGAGTTAAACCATGAGAAGCTTTGTTAAATCGAACGACATTAGAATTATTTGTAGTTGTTATAGTAAACCCTGTTATAGCTGTATCCAAAGGAGTAATATCAAACCAAGCATCTCCATAAAAAAGAAATAACCCTTTACTAGTTCCAATAGCAGTATATTTTTCTCCAGCTAAACTAGTAAAAGCATGTTGTGCTCTAGCGGGACCTGGTAAAGTTTCTTGAGCAGCTGTTAATTGATTCCAACCACCTATCTTTTCTGGTAAGCCATATCTAAATCTAACAAAATCTCCATCTACCCATTGGCTTTCAGCCCCTGATTCGGTAGCTTGTTTATTAAATCCAGGCTTGAAATTTAATTTTTGTAGCATATAGTAGTTTATATAATACTTATGGAAATAATGAAAGAGCGAAAATGCAGATCCTAGAGGCTGTTGTACATATTAAAGGTGTAATAAATCCTTTCTTATTAGAAAAAGTTATTAAATTCATAGACCATAAAGCCATTCAAAAACTTTCTGTTATAAGTGGTGATAGTCATAAAGATTACAGGAGTGTGAAGGGATATCACCTTGATACTAAAACTCCTTCTAATATGTTTTATTGGAATATAATTAAAAAAGAAATTCAACGATTATATGTATATTATAAAATTAAATTTCCTCTTATAAAATCTACTACAGTTAATCAAATGGATCTCTTAAAATATGGGCCAGGGGGAGAATATAAGGTACACACTGATCATCACGCATTAACTCCACGAACTCTTACAGCTATTCTTAATCTTAATAATTCTTATGAGGGAGGTGAGTTAGCTTTTGGAGATCAAAAAGAAAATGAAATAGCCCAATATAAATTAGGAAAAGGGGATATCTTATTTTTTCCCAGTTGTTTTTTATACCCTCATTTTATAAAACCTATAACTAAGGGAAACAGGTACAGTATAGTAACATGGCTACAGTAGATTATAAATTAATAAAAAATTTCTTTTCTAAAGAAGAAATATTGTTTCTACAAAACTACTGCAATCGAAAATTAGATACAGATAAAGATTATGTTATTGATCATCAATCTTTTTCGCCGGCTTTCGATACGGATGAGGTAATGTTTTCTTTTTTAGATATAAAAAAATCTAAAGTAGAAGAAGAATCTAATTTAAAATTATTTCCTACATATGCGTATTGGAGATATTATATTTTTGGTGGATCATTAAAACCCCATAGAGATAGACCGGCGTGTGAAGTTTCTGTTACGGTCTGTCTTAAAAAACATGATAAGTGGCCTTTAGTAATAGAGAATGAATCTGTAGAATTAGAAGAAGGTGATGGATTATTATACGCAGGTTGTGTTCAACTTCATGGAAGACCTGGAATTTATAAAGGAGAAGGAATGGCTCAGGCTTTTTTTCATTACGTAGATCAGAGTGGACCTTTTACCGCCCATGCATATGATAGATTTAGGCTTAGTCATTTACCAGATTCTGTTTATGAATCTCCAGAGGATTTGACAATTAAAAAAAATCTTATTAAAAAATATAAAAAGAATGATTAATATTTTAAACAAACAAAATAAACTTAGTGAAACTAGATATAGTCTTAATGTAACATATCCTAGAACTGTTAACATAATACATGGTCATTATCCTTACCCTGAAATTATTCATGATTTTATTCTTCAAATAAAAAATAATTTAGATGATGATATGAATAATTCCACTAATGTAAAAGGAGGCATGACTAAATGGGGCTATTTTTTAGATAAAAAAAATTTTATTGATTTTACATCTTTTATTATAAATAAACATCAAATAACTCATGGGGATATTTTTGAACATTTTTTTGAAAAATTTATATTTATAAATGCTTGGGGCAATGAAATTAAATTAGGAGATAGTCTAAATTATCATTATCACAATTTTATGCATGGTATTTTATATTTAACAGATGGATGCGACTTAATATTACCAGAATTAAATCTTAAAATAACTCCTAAATCAGGTGATTATTATATTTTGCCACCCCTAATAACACATGGTTTTAACTCTAGCATTTTAGATACAAATAGGTATAGTCTTGCTTTCAACATAGAAGATAAATCTAATAAATTTGATTACTTTAAAAAAATAAATGATAGAAAAAACAGGTAACATATCAAATTTTATAGGTGTCTATGATAACTACATTCTAGATTTAGAATGTAAAAAAGCCGTAGATTTATTTCAACAAGAAGATAAACTTAAAAGAACCCTTAATAGGTTATCCTCTGAAAAATCTGGTGTTTTACAAAAAGAAGATCAACAATATTTTATTGATGGAGGAAATGTAAATATTTGGTGGGAAGCATTAAAACCCCTTATGTTAAATTTTGATATAGCATTAAAACATTATCTTAAATATACAGGTTTTCTTGAGGCTTATGGAATTGACAACGTTTTTTATACACATTTAAAAATTCAAAAAACGCTTCCTACGGAAGGTTATCATGTGTGGCATGTAGAACATAATGGTGATTATAATAATTCTAAACGAGGTTTGGCTTTTGGAATTTATTTAAATGATGTTGAAGAAGGGGGAGAAACAGAATTCTTACATTTTTCTAGAAGAGTAAAACCTAAGAAAGGAAGAATAGTTATTTGGCCAGCTAGTTTTCCCTACGTGCATAGAGGAAATCCTCCGTTAAGTGGAGAAAAATATTTATTAACTTCCTGGTTAAATTTAATATGAAAACAGTTTTATTAGACAATATATTTTCAGAAAAAGAATTATTCTTTATGTATAAAGAAATAATTAACACCCCTAATTGGATAGTTAGTGGTGGATCTATTAATGGTTTTTACGAAATGTTTAATAGAGGGCCAATGTTAGTTGTAAAAGAAGATAAACAAAATGTGGCGCACTATCCTCTTTTTCTTTATGGACAGTCTATTGTATTTAGAATTGCTAAATTATTAGCAGATAAAAAAATAGGAATTCCCACTACTATAGAACGAATGTGGTTTAATATAACCAATAGTGGAGAAAAAAGTCAGCATAAGTTACATACCGACTCAGAATCTTCTCAAACTAAATCAATTGTTTTATTTTTAACACCTCTTTGGCAACCTGATTGGAGAGGGTCTTTCTATGTTGATGGGGAAGAATTTAAATTTAAACCAGGTAGTGCTGTAATTTTTAATTCAAATGAATATCATCAAGGTGAAGATGTTTTATCTCAGACATATAATTGGCAGAGATTAACGTGTAATATTCTTGTTAAAAATTATGGTGATGTATAAGAAGTAGGTCTTGAACCTTTTTCAGATTCTGGTCTTTCATCTGCATCCCAATCAGCTTGTAATTGAGCTAAGTGTGCAACATCCCATTTATCTATAAATTGAGATCTAAAATCTCCTAAGGCAGATTCTCCCCAAGTTTTATTTCTTCCAAAAGTTCCTGGAACCATTTCCACACAATCATTGTGATCATTACTATCGTCTATAAACTGAATAGCATTAATGTCATTCCATTTTGCATCACTCCAAAATGAATCGTTGTCAATCTTATATGCCGTTGGATATCCATTAGACTGTTTAACCCCCTGACAAATTATCATCTTATCATCAAAAATTACTGTCCATTTTACATTTTTATTTGCCATTTTTATTCTCCTTAAGTTTTAATTACATACATCACTGTTAAGTAAGGTTGTATCACTGATGTTGAATCTCCTGTAAAAGTTGCACTCATATTATGAGAGTGACCTGAACCACCCCCTGTGTTTCCAGTAGTTCCAGCATTCGCTCCACCTTGAAACGGCGGACCTACGTTTTGCTGTTGAGCTGGAGACGCTCCCCCTGGGTGAGAGTGAGAAGGTATTTCGGACGAAGTTAGTGTATGAGATCCTGTAGATCCTCCAACGTTTCCAGTTGATTGAACTGTGTTTGCTCCACCAGTAGAATACATTGCTTTATTGTTAGATTTAGAAACTGCTACGTTATCTTGTAAATCAGGTACGTTAAAAGTACTTGCTCCGTCTCCAACTCCATAATTAGTAGAGACAATTGCAAATAATGCAGAGTAAGTTGATCTTGAAACTGCTTGACCATTACACTCTAAGAAACCTGTTGGTACAGATGCCGTAGACCATGGAACAATCGTACCTGTAGGAATTCCTTCGATACCTGTAAGGTTTGCACCAGAAAAATCGTATTTTGTAGCTTCGTAATTTGACATAATATATTATCTCCTATTTCTCCGTGTAAGTCCACCCAGTAGTAGCATCACCAGAATAAACTAATGTGAAAGCTGCTCCTTGAGTATTAACTGTTAAATTAGATGCTGCATTAGCAATGTTAGAACTATTTCTACCAACCACTAAAGCATTTGAATTAAAATCATAACCTTGATCAACAAATGTAACCATATCCCCTGTCGATGGAGATGCAGGGAGAGTAATCGTAACTCCTCCACCATTTGTATTTACTAAAAGTTGAGCGCCTGCTTGAACTGTTTCAGCTGCAGAAACTGCTCTCCATACTTTATTTTCTTGTGCTTTATAAACATTAGTTCCATCAGACCATAATTGATATGTATGACCTTCACACAAAAGAATTCCTGTTCCAGAAGTAGTTTTAAAAGTTAAAGTATAACCTGCATGATCACAAGCATCTTGAACTGTATATGTTTTTTCTACCGAATCTGGAATAGTAACATTAACGTTTGCAGCTAATGTACCTGTTAATTTTATTACTTCGTTTTTTCCATTAGAAACTGCGC